GCATCTTCTTTAGCTTTCTGTGCAGACTTACCAGCCATTTCAGTACCGTGGCGCTCACTTCTGAACTGGGTGTACTGAGTCAAGTGACCATTAGCTGAGTTTTCGCCGTATCTGTAATTCCAGATCATACGAATATAAACCTCAAACTTTGTAGCCTCTTTTTTTTCTTGTACTGTGGCATCAGCGGGTAGCCCTGCAACATTACCGTACTCATAAGTACAACCATAAACACGACCCTCAATAAGATTGTTTGAGTAGTTGATATTTAAATCTGTTTTGTAGATGTACTCTTGGTTTGTCATGTGCTGCCCAACTCTTTGCTCTAATAAATTGATCGCTGCGTCAGCTTGTGCCTGAGCATCTTTAACAATGTTTGAGTAGTGAGGATAGAAACGTGGCTCGTCCCAACCGAAAACCTCAGACCTTTCAGCTAATCTTTTTTCAGCGTGATTAATGTAACGTCCGGTGTAGACGCGTGGGTATCTGATGTTGTTTTCTTTGTGATGATCTACCTGATTGTTTTTGTGCTTACAAGTAGCTTGAACTTCAGCAATAAATGCACTTGTGATTGTCTCAACTAAGTGGTGCTTAAGATGTTCTGGTGTTGTGAAAGTCATTTGCGAGAAAATGTAAAGGGTGGCCGCCTCCGGCCATAACATAATTATGAACCATTATGAGAAAAAGCGCAACTGTGACCATCTATAAGATTGAGTTTTATTAGAAGATTGTAATATAAATGTCTAAGATGTTTACAAATGTAGAAGAATGATTCATAATAGAAGTATGGGGGAGGCCCCTTTTTCACTCGCCCGATTTCCTGACATGAAAATCACTTTCGACTTTAACGAAGAACAGCTAGAAAACCTTGAGGACATTCTCTTTGAGGCAAAACACAATCTTCCTGATGATGAAGAAGAGTTTCAAGAAGCTCATGAAGATAGCCCAGTTGGTACTATCCGCGAGGCACTTCTTCAGATCGCTGCACAAAAAACAACCGGAGCTGTTTAAAGATGTCCAAGAATGTTACCACCTACGTATGTGAAGCTGGCACACTACTTAAGTCTTATGACACATTTGTTGCTTTTAAGGCTAAAGACTATATGCACTTAGTCACTGAAAAACACCATAGCAAGACCACTAGCCGACACATTAGTGATTTCTTAGGCGGTTCTGAAGTTGTTAAAGGTGCTGAAAAAGTTTCACAAAATTTGCTAGATACAATGGGAAAATTTATTGAGGATTATCACAATGGCTAAAACAGAAGAACAAACACTTTGGGAAAAGAAAGAGGCTTTTATTATGGCTGATGCCGAATACAAGCAGCTTTGCGAAAAAGTGAAATCATTACACAAAAAGCTACACGACACTAGACAAGCCGGGCGCATGGCTTTGCAGAACATCAACAGATTTCTTTTAGCTGAAGAACTAGCTTCCAAGCAATCTTATAAATTTGAAGATGCTTCCGAAGAAGTTAACACCATACTCGATGATTTCACAATGGAGTGTGGCGAGTGCTGGTTTTACAAATACGATAGCACTTCTGACTTTCTACTTAATCAGGCCCTTGAGTACACACAAGTACCCGCCGGTATTTTTAAAGAGATCAGAAAAACTGAACAAGACATTAGGATTGCCACCCAGTACAAAGACGACCTAAGAAACCGTTTGTACGAATCATTCGATCTTGCATTAAAAGAATCAAATCAAAATCACAAAAAGGAGAAAAACTAATGAGAAATTTATTTCTGATGATCGCTGTATCTGGATTGTTCTATACAACCCTTTCTGGAACTTTATACGACATGACCGTTGCAGATTGTAATGCCGGTGTTGCTGCTGCTTGTGAGGAAATAGCAAAATGATGAAATTTCAAAAGTCAGATTCAAAGCCTGAGATATTATTTCAAGGCTTTGTAATGCTTTTTCAAACACAGCTAACCAACCAAAAAGAAATTACCAGACACCAAAATGATCTGGTAAATATGGTCACTTTAATGCTTATGGACCCAGACATTACACACGAGATTGCACAATCAGCCGTTGATAGAGCTATCAAGGCAATTACATTGGAGAAACTTTATGACCAGTAAAACAGACCCGAATGACGGAACTATGGACGTTAAGGTTGGCGATCTTATCGGCAGAACCTGTATTAGAGATTGTGACGATGAACACTTTGTCTTTTGCGGGATTATGCCGCTAAAAGGAGAAAAAATACCCCGGATAGTTCTTATGCGGAAGTTACCCGGTAAAGTATCTCCGGCAATTTTTGTTGATTGGGACAGCTTCGGAGAAAACTACATTATTTCTACCGAGATACCAAAGGTAAAAGTTGCCTACAAAACAGCAAAGAGAAATGTATAACTCATTTTGTCTTTCGCTATTGGTCATTGCAGCTTACTTAAATTTGTATTTGACCATAAAAAAAACCCGCAAGGGCCACCCCTGACCTTTGCGAGTTCTAACTCCAAGCCGCACCACAACGGCACTTCTATTCTACTCATGAATTCTAACGAACAGTTAAAAACATTAGAAACAGCCATATTACATGGCGGTGGTTTCTATAGCAAACTTGCACACGCTGCACTCTCAGCAGACCCTGATAATCGCGCTTTGATTTTCAAAACTTGGCCACAGCTAGAAACTGTTTACGGTCCACTCGGGCCGTTTCAACATAGCACCCCAGATTTGAGGTTAATTAAATGATTATCCACGAAGTAAAACCAGTTTCAGTTGATTTTGCTAGTTATCAAGCAGACGGAGCATATAGCGCCACTGACTTGAAATTACTACTATCACAATGCCCTAAGGCTTTATGGCATAGCAAACATAATGAACTTGCACCACCAAAGCTACCGACCCCGGCAATGAAACTAGGGAGCATGATTCACAAAAAAGTTCTCGAGCCTGACGACTTTCATAAAGAGTACGTTCAGCTTGAAGAAAAACGTACAAAGGAGGGTAAAAAACTTGCCCTCGAATACGAACAAAAAGGCTTGACTACTTACACCCCGGCAGACGCAAAAGTTATTGAAAATATGGCTCTAGCAATTTGTCAGCACCCTCAAGCAAATGCCCTACTATCACAAGAAATAGGTCAATCTGAACAATCTTTCTGGTGGACACATAGCTCAACTGGCCTTGATTGCAAATGTCGTTGCGACAAAATCCACAACGATACCGTAGTTGATCTTAAAACTTGTGGCGAGGGCGGCGCATCGGCAAAGGCTTTTACATCTTCAATTATGAAATTTATGTATCATGTCCAAGCCGCGCATTATTTACAAGGTACTGGGGCTGATCGCTTCATCTTTGTAGCAATAGAAAAAGTATTCCCTTACAACATAGGGGTCTACGAATTAAATAACGATTTTATCGACTTAGGTTATGAACTCCAAGAAAAGGCACTTTTTGAAATTTCTGAAGCAAACCAAAGTGGAATCTGGAAAGGTTACACAGACGCTGACGGAATCCAAACACTCGAACCACCACATTGGGCTATCAACAATGACTGAAACTATCACACCAACTTTTTGCGTTGAGCAAATTACCCCTGATTTTGCTGAACGTGTTTTAGAAACAAAAAACAGAAAAAACAGAACCGTAAAACCGGCTAACTTAAAAAGACTGATTAGCTCCATTGATAATGGAGAATGGACCCTAACGAATCAGGGTATCGCCTTTGACAAGGACGGTAATTTATTAGACGGTCAACATAGACTTTTAGCGATTGTAAAAACTGGTAAGACATTGCCAATTATGGTTGCTAGAAATATGGACCCGAAAATATTTAATTGTGTAGATACTGGCTCAGCAAGGACCGCAGCAGATGGCCTTTATATTAAAGGTAGCGCAGCATCAAAACACTTAGCAGCCGGTATCAAGGTTTATCTTTTATACCATACATACCCAAAAGGTACATGGCGTAACGTAGTAGTCCCGACTCATGTTGAAATACATAATGAGTACGAAAGGCAAAAAGCAGATTGGGATAAAATTATTCATGAAATGCTTATCTACCACAGAAAGTTTCATTGTTTTAACTTAAGTGTTGGCGTACCTTTCTATAAGTTAGTTTTGGAAAAAAATTATTCAGAACAAATTTTATCTGAATTTTTTACACAGTTCTCCGAGGGTACAAATTTAGAGATAGATAATCCAATACTTTCATTTAGAAATCAAATGATGCAAAAAGGATTTAGAGTTAGAGGCTCTTTTTACCAAAGATACCAGTTGAACGCTTTCATTAGATTATTCAACTACTACATCAATGGAGTCAAAAAAACTAGGTTTATGGCCCCACCATCTGATTTGGCAGATGTTTTATTAATCCAAAACCCAACACTAGAACAAATGGGAGGAAGTTTCTAATGAAAAAACCAAACCTAAAAGGTGTTATACAACCCGAGGACGTTTACAAAAAAGGTAAATACAGTTATGTCTCATGGGCTAGAACTTCTGAATACCTTAACGAACTAGCGCCCGGGTGGGACTTTCATCTTGAATTACCACCTACCGTAGAATCTACCGGGGTAGTTTGGCCCGCACCAAACGGCTCAGGTTATCTTATGGGATATTTCACAGACCCGGAGGGAAAGAAAGGCGCAGTTTATCCGTACTCGATTATGGATAACAGAAATGAACCAATACCACTTGCAAAGATTTCAGCAAGGGACGTTACAGACTCACACCGCCGGGGGTTCTGTTTTTGTGCAGCCAAAGAATTTAATTTAGGCTCAGAACTTTGGACAGGTAATGAAATTATCAAAGCTAAAGATTCAGCACCTACAAAACGTGGTGGCGCAGAACCCAAACAAAATATAGCCGTACTTGCGCGTGACGCTATCGTAAAGTCAACAACTGACCAACAGTTGAATAATCACTCAGAAACCTTGAGAGAGCGTTTTTCTGAGGGGAAAATAACACAAGATCAATATAATAAACTTATAGACTTAATCAACGCTAGGAGGAAAGCATTAACAGCATGAACACCACTGAGACTCAATTTCTAACCACCGAGCAAGTAGCGGCAAGATATGGACTTAGTCCCGCCACTATCAAAGATTGGAGGGCAAAAAAATTTGGTCCACCCTACTACACACTCGAAAGGTACGCGGTTTCTTGGGGTACTCCCCGGGTCCGCTACGACCTACATAAACTTCTCGCATGGGAAGAAGCAAACAACATCACCCCAATTCAAAGTTTTTAAAAATTATGGCTAACTCCGCTTTCAATGCTCGATTCAGAGTAGTAGATAACAACAGCAGCAATCAAAATGCACCCGAGAGAAATTTAATTATTGATTTCGACAAAGAAAATGCAAAAAAAGCTGCAATGTGGTTAATGCAAGAAGTTGATAAAGTTGATGAAAATAATTCAACAATCCGTGTCTATACGGATAAAAGTAGTTATGATGAGGTCCCCGGTTTTTCTCTCTGGGGCGGTATGTGGGGCAACTCCGGTAGGATTCAACCTCTGGACGGAAACAGAGTCCCCAAAAAGCAACCTCGATACGTTGAGGATAATTCTGACATTCCTTTCTAACTATGATTAGTACAATCTTTCCAAAAAACCCTTACATTGGTCAAATTTTTTATCACGCTGGACTTCAAAAAACTTTCGAATATACAGAAAGAGATCGTTTAGCAATGATGATAAATTGTCATACTGATTATTGCGAATGGAAAGATATAACCGAGGAACTAAATTAACCTTTTCCAAACAAAATATATTTAAGGCGCTTCATTAGGGGCGCTTTTTTTTTTATGTTTCTGCGGCGATCATAATGTATTAGCATTTCTTGTTGGCTACACATTATTTCCAAGGCACTTGCGATAAAGTCAGATTGTTTTGCATTTGACCGCAAAAGTTCCTCGGCCATTTTTTTTAATTCATCAATATTTTTTGATGATTGTATGTCTTTAACTAGGCTTTCAATGTAGAACTGACGTTCAAGGCTTGGGCTAGATGTTAAGACGTTAATTAGACTTTTCATTGTTCTTTAGGCCATAAATTTATTTCAATGTATTCAACAATTTTGTCATCTATGGTATTGTCTGTAGATTTTACTAAGGCTTTCAAAAGGTCAAGAATTAACTTTTTAACTGCATTAGTTTTGCAGAAAGTTAATAGTATAGGTTTTAAAATACGAATCATGGTAATTAGGGCAGTACTTCCCAAACATATCGCTTTTTGCTAAATTTAGCCCATACCTCGCAAAACAATGGAAGAACAGGAAGAAAAACAAGGGTTAGGATTTATTGGCAACGCGGTGCAGCTTGTCATACTCGGGTGGGCTTTATCAGTAATTTCATATTCGTATTTTGGTAATTCAAACAGGCAAATAGATACCACCTTTGCCGCCGGGCTGCTAAGTGCTGTAATGTCAAACTATGGCCTAAATGTCAAAAAGGCTACTGACAAAAAGAAACTCAATGGTAATGTTAAGATAGTTGACAATTCTGACTCCAAAGTAGGGGTGTCAAAAAAATGAAAAAAACTCTAGCAATCTTTTTATTATTTTTTCCTTCAGCGGCTTTTGCTGATATGACATCAACAATTACCAGTTCGGTAAAAGTAGAAGTTATGAGCGCAGCAACAGCGGCTGATCGTGTAGGAAATAGTTATTCGGTTTCTGGTACAGGCGTTAATACAACTGACGGCACTACCGCGGGAACTCTTGGCGGTCTTGGTTCTACAACCAACGGCGTTAATGCTTACACAAATATTACGGCGAGTCAGCTAACAAATGGCGAAAGTTTTCAATACACAGTTTCATATTTAGAGGGGGACGCAGTTCCTACCTCAGCGCCCACCACAGGAGCCGTTTCTAACTTTTCTGACCTAACATCTACAGCAGCCGGCGCAATAGGCTCAGGGGGCGCAACAATAGATAACCACGTTATAACTGTTAGTGGAGGCGACCCGGGTTCTACAATTACTGGCCAATATGTGAGTACTTTGAGTGTCGATTAATGGCAAATGAAAAAGTTTTGGTTGTTAATATTTTTTTATGTTTTACCCGCGTATAGTCAGCCTGTGGTCCCTAATTTTGTTACCGGGACGATGTCAAGCACCACTAATACA